ATCTGAATGGTGCCAATCTGAATACACTGGCCAAGGCCTATTCCAATCTGAATAAGCAGATCAAGAATCTCACTCCTGGCACCGATGAATTCATCAAGAAGAGCCAGCAGCTCAAGCAGGTGAAGGCCAGGATGGATGAGATTCAGCAGGGCATCAAGGGCACACACAAGACTCTTGACTCCCTGAAGGGCCTGCTTCCCAAGCTGGGCCTTGCCACCTTCTTTGCTGCTGCCGGTAAGGCTGTGGTGCAATTCGGCAAGGATGCCATTGCTCAGACACAGCTCATCGGTGACCGGTGGGGCCAATTCACTCATGGCATGAGGTCTGCCTACAATTCCTTTGTGGCAGACCTTTCCTCCGGCAAGGGATGGAAGGAACTCATTCAGAATATGAGGGACTCCTACAATGTAGGCAAGCAGGTGGAGACCATGCTGGATGAGCTCTTTGAAAGGCAGAACTCCCTCACTCTCACAGAGGCCGATTACAATGTAGAGATTGAGAAGAATAAGCAGATCATGAAGGACCAGACCAAGACTGCAGAGGAGAGGCTTGCTGCCTCCAATGAGGTCTTGAGGCTGGAGAGAGAGCTGGCCGAGGAGAAGAAGAGCATTGCACAGCAGGAGGCCGATGCCTACAAGATGGAGCTCCAGCAGAGGACCAAGCTCACCGATGCCGAGATGGAGGCCTTCATCCAGAGCTACAATCAGAATCGGGACCTGATTCAGCAGGCCGAAGAATATCAGCAGGAATATGATAGGCTCCAGAGGACTGTGGATGCCTTCTACCAGAATATGATATCCGGAGAGGGCAGGGCCTATGATGCTGTGAAGCCTCAGTATGACCAGGCTGTGGCCAATCTGGAAGCCTTCAAGGCTGCTGCCGATGAAGCGGTGGTGCATTGGGCCGATGTCATCAATCGGTACAATCTCGGCAATGATGAGATGGTATCCAACTATGTGCAGGCTCTGGCCAAGCAGAAGAATGCCGAGGCCGATTACTACCGGAGCACATCCAGGACTGCCAGCACCAATTCATCCCTCCGGAAGCAGCTCCAGCAGGAGCATGCCAAGGCCACAGAGGATGCCTTCAAGAAAGAGGTGGATGCCTCTGACCGGCACTTCAAGGAGCTGCAGAATAAGGCCAAGCAGGCCTATGTGAATGGAGAGCTCTCGGAGCAGCAGTACCAGAATCGGCTCACTTCCATCCAGGAGCAGTCCCTCAGGGCCAAGATGGCCATTGCGGATAGGTACAAGAAGGATACTCTGGAGTATCAATCACAGCTCCTGGATATGGCTGTCAAGGAGGAGCAGGATCTCCGGAAGGTACTTGAGCAAGCTCAGACCGATTTCGATAAGGTCATGGATGAGCTTGAGAAGCAGGCAGAGAAGGAGATAGAGGCTGCTATGGCCGAGCTGGACAAAGAGATGCAGGAGCAGATCCAGCATCTTCTTGACCTTGCAGAGCAGGCCGATGAGGTAAGGGCAGCACTGGATCCGAGCACTGCACTCGGCCAGCAGCTTGAGGCCGAGATTGCTTCCCTCCAGGAGATGTATGACAATAAGCTGCTCTCCGAAGAGGAATTCCAGAAGGCCAAGCAGCAACTCATCAAGGACTTTGCCAGGGAGAATCTCAATATCGAGCTGGATGGCTGGATGAAGGGTATCGAGGTGGCCAGCAGCTATTGTGACAAAGTAGGTGACATGGTGTCTGCTCTCCAGGATGCAGAGCTTGCAGGACTCGATGCCCAGATGCAGGCAGAGCTGGCTGCTGCCGGTGACAATGCCGAGAGGAGAGAGCAGATCGAGGCAGACTATGAGCAGAGGAAGCTGGATACTCAAAAGAAGTATGCAGTGGCCGATATGGTCATCAATATAGCCAAGACCATTGCTGCCGGAGCCTTGGCAGTCATGCAGGCCTTTGCACAACTTGGCCCCATCGGTGGTGCCATCAGTGCAGCTCTCATCGGTGTCACCACTGCTGCCGAGGTGGCCATGATCATAGCTCAGAAGAATGCCATCATGAATACCACTGTGGGCAGCACCGGCTCCACCGGCTCCCAGACAGGTGCCAGGGTGGCCACCGGATTCTATTCCGGAGGCTACACCAAACAGGCTAGCAATGATTACCAGGAGGTGGGTGTGGTCCATGCCAATGAATGGGTGGCACCGGCCTCGATGGTCCGGTCCAATCCCATCCTCTTCCGGAGGCTGGAGATGGCCAGAAAGACCGGCTCCCATGTGTCCGGTGTGGGTGGCTTTGCCGATGGTGGCATGACTTCCCAGGGAGGTGCATCTCCGATGGAGCAGTCCATCAGCCAGATGGATCCGGCAGTGCTGGCCAATCTCACTCAGCTTCTGCAGTACATCATCGACAATGGCATCCCTGCCTATGTGCTGCTTTCCGATATCAATAGAGCTCAGGATCTGCAGAGGCAGATGAAGAAAATCACCAGCAAAGCATGAGACTAGTCACCGATAAAGGAGAGCTCACTCTCCCTTCAGATTTCAGCTTCGAGATCGAGCAGAATAGTGCCTTCTTCTCCGAGGAAGGTGCTGCTTCTATTACTGCCACCATTCCGGCCACTCCCCAGGACCAGTCCAGGCTTGGCTTCCCTGCCAGGCTGGCCAGGAAGGATAGATTCATCAACACCATGAATGCTTCCATCCAGAAGGGTGTGTACCAGAAGCATGGCCAGCTTGTGATTGCTTCCTCCGATGAGAGGACCATCACCTGCACTATGGCCTTGGAGGATTCCGACCTGTACACTCAGCACAAGGATAAGAATCTCAAGGATATCTTCTCGGCCAGGGTGCTGACCAATTACAATACTCCTCTGGCATGGTCCGAGGCTCTCATGAAATACTACCAGGGCCGAGACACACAGCAGCAGGCAGCTATCCTCTCAGACTTCCGGCTGTGTCCTGTGGCAGTCAATTTCAATGAGGAGCAGGGCAGCTACCAGGTGAACAATGAGCCAAATAAGAGCAGCTTGCACGAAGGCTTCTGGGACCTGCTCCATGAGCACCGGATTGTGCAGGAAGGAGATGGAAGGGTAACTGTGCCGGAAGGGTATGGCTTGGCTCCATTCCTGAAGCTCTCTACCTTCTTCCACCGGCTCTTTGAGCTGCTTGGCTATACAGTGGGCCAGAATTGCTTCTCAAGCAATTCGGCTCTCTCCAGCCTCATTCTCCTTCACAACTGCTCAGATGTGGTCTGTAATGCCAAAATAGACTACTCCGATCTGGTGCCGAATAAGACCGTCTCCGAGATCCTGGACTGGATGAATCAGAAATTCCATGCCCAGATATCGGTGAATCCGGAGGAGAAGGTGGTAGATATCCTGCTGATGGAGGATATCCTGCAGGCTCACTCTGACCATGACCTGACACCGGAGGTGCTGGGCCATCTGAATTATGCCTACAATGGAAGCTCCAGAGTGACCATCACTCCGGATACTTCCCTGGATGGTGCCACTGCTGCCGATGAGACGGTGCTGGATATCATCAGCAAGTATGGTGGATGGGTGGAATGCAATGAGGATGATTTCTCCAGGCTCACCAATGAGACCTTTGTGCTCCGGCTCTCCCTGGGCCAATTCTATGAGGTGAAGGATGGCATTGCCAAGCTCATCGGCACAAACTACTTCAAGTATGACCGGAAGAATGCCGATGGTGCAGAGGACTTCTCTCCGGAGGACCTGATGCCTCCGATGGTCTATGTCAATGGTGTGCTGATGCCTTACATCGGTGAGAGGAAGCACAGGAATACCACCTACAAGGACAGTGATAAGGACCAGGACCAGGATATCATCATAGCTGAGTATGCTGGCTCCTCTTCCTCCGGCAGATATCGGTATGCCACCACTCAGAAGTATGATGATACCGGAGCAGTGAGATCTGGCCGGTACAATCTGAATGCAGAGGACATGTACTTCAAATTCTTCCAGGGATATGGAGACATCATCCTGAATAACAAGATCGAGGTGAGTGGCAAATTCAATCTCAAGATTGAGGACATCTTCCGGTACAATATGTATGCTCTCAAGCACATGGATGGCCAGAAGCTGCTGCCTACCTTCCTCAAGTATGAGGTAGGCCGGAAGATCCAGTGCCTGGAGGCCAAATTCATCCTTGTCAAGACCTTTGCCAATGGCATCACCGATGAGCCTGTGACTCCTCCAGCTCCCTCACTTGTATGGCAATTCAACAATTCAGAGCTGGAAGAGATTGAATCTAGCTGGCCGGATCCTGGCACCGGTCTCGATACCTGGTATCAGTTTACCGAGGATGATCCATATCCTTCCAGGCTACAGCCTCCTGCACCGGAGGATCAACCGGCATACCGAGGCCAGCAGTCCCAGCGAATCACCAGGCATGTGGATATCTGGCAGGAGGACCTTCGGGCCGGTGGTGAGCCTGCTCACATAATCCAGTCCAATGTGACCTTTGAGCAGTGGTATGATGCTGTGGCACAAGCCGGATAATGTCCGATAGGGTAGTGTGATTCAATCGTAAATTTGCGACATGGCAACAGTAACACAGAGACCGGATGCTCTCAGCCTCCTGAGGAATCTGAAGAGCTACAAGATCAACACTTCAGCAGCTATCACTTTCAAGCTGCTGAAGGGCAAT